ATTGGACTATATCTAATATTTCTTTGTACATGTACTACTTTATTATATTGATTGAGTGGTTGTACATCCAGTTCAAATTTAGGCATTTCCACGCTTTTTACCAAATAATTTAATTCATTTGGACCAACCGGCTCAGGAGTATCTGTAAATTGATCAGATCTTGCATTTTGATTTATATTAAAGGTAACATAAAATAGAAATTTGTATTTTGGTGCTCTAGCAAAATCGTTTGAACGAAAAAGCTGTGCAGAATGTCTAAAATCCCGCACAGATTTATTTCCTAAACTAAACCATATACTTTGGCCGCTTGTAGCCATTAATCTTATCCAGTTATAGCAAAGTTATTGCTTCTACTTGTGCCGTCTCTAACACTAGTACCAATGCCAGACCCGGTTGGCGTTTGTAGAGCATTGTCATAACGCAATGTCATTGAAATAGTAACAGGATCATTACTGCTATAATCAAAGTTGTTGTAATTTACTTCAGAAATAAAGCAGCCATACAATTCCCAAGTTTCTAGAACATTGGGGGTAATTTGCCCATTGCCACCATCTAATACTTCAAACTTAGTCTGGAATTTGTAATCAATACCAGAAACTGCACTTGCTTGCTCTGCAAAGTCAAATTGCTTTTGTACCTGTTCGCCAACTAATGCACTTACTCGACCATTAACATCATCGCGGAATGTAACAGCTACCGTACCCCATTCAGGCTTGCCCTGTAGATACATTTTACTGTTATACACATCAATAGTAATTGGCTGAAAGTTTAAACTAGGGCGAGTAAAATCCATTACTTGCTTGCTTAATTCTGACGTTGGGTTAGTAACGCCGAAATTAATGAATGAAACTCTGAAACGATACTTGAGCTTTGGCATCAATAAGCCCTGAGCATTGTTGCTCTGATCAGTCTGCAAAGGAACAGTCATTTTAGTTAGAGATGCAACTGCCATCTTTTATACTCCTGTTGTAATTATTTATTGTTTATTGTTAGTTTTTTCCAGGGCAGTCGTGGAAAGAGGTCCACTAGGAACCTCTTTCTTGTTTAGTTTTATTATATTAAGCTAAAGGAGTAGATGCTGCAAAATTACCTGCTGCAATGTCGCCCGTACCTTTAATTCTAACAGGAATGTAGATAAACTCTACTGCCTTAATTGGTTCAATTGCAATGTCAATATGTAGCTCGTTCCTATCAATTGTATCATTGGTGTTGTTAGTTCTATCGCAAACAACTAGGTAATCATAAAGACCTCTACGTACTACAACATCATTTAACAACTTATCTACTAAACTCTTAGCAGTATCTCTTGTCAACTTGTCATTGGGTTCGAAAATAAGCGGACGTATGATGGACTCAATTTGTCTACGTAGGTAACAAACCAAACGTGCAACATTAATTCTGTCTAATGCAGTGGCGTCAGGCTGTCTCGTCTTATTGCCATAATTTACGCGACCAACTCCTGGTAGGAACGTAATTGGGTTAACTTGATTTTGATATAGTAGATCTCTTAACTCCTGAGGCACACCAGTTGGTGTAAAACTATTATTGTCATTTCTGTCAATAAAGCCGATTGACTTAACAGATGATACCACACCACGCTTGTTGCCAGCAGGCGCAAACCAAAGTTCTCCAACTTGATCATTTCTAATAAAAGTTTTTAACATTGGAGTGGACGCTGGCACTGCAATAGATCCCAATCCGTCCAAACTATCCATAATAGCAGTACCTGGATAGAATATTGCAGTGTATGGGTCGCTGGTGTTTAGAGAATCTTCGCCTGTAATACCAGTACCTAGTACGTCTGTTAGATAGTTTTCTATGTCGGTAGTATTAGTGGAAAGTCCCATAGGCACCTCACCAATAATAAAGCCTGTATTCTTTCTAGCATCATTTAATGACTTAAGATTATCAAGAAGTTCAGGATATCCTGGGCAGCAAAGTAGATTAAAGTCTTTGCCTTCTTCTTTAATTTCTTGACTTAATGCTAGCGTAGATGCCAATGCACTCACTACAACATTACGCTGTGCCTGTCGGCCAAAATACGGTACATTATTCCATTTCTTACCGCTAGCTGATTGCCAAGTATCAGTAATAGTTGGTAGACTCAACAGTGGGAAATCTGTAGCATTAAAGTAATCTTCCACATATCTCTTGACATTATTGCTACTGCGACGTGTATTAAACAACAAACATCCTACAGGATATAATGTTGGGTCAGGTGCATCTAAATCTACATAATCACTGATTAATAGATCAGTAATAGCAACAATATCATCTGTAAAGATGTTCTTTGTGCCGTCGGTATCCCATCTTGCATCAGCAAATAATATACCTTCTGTAGTTGTATCATCAGTATTGTCTATTAGATTCCAAGCATTTGTGCCACCTATGCTTTCCCAACGATAAATTACTGGATAATTGTCAAAATCACTAGTATCAATCCACAAATCACCATAAGTTAAGGCATTGCCTAAACTATTTAAGGTAGGTTGAGTTGGACTAATAATAGGCCCATTTGGGTCAGTCAGTGATAGATTAAAACCTCTATAATCACTAATTACATTCTGATACCCTTTCCAATCAGTCCCATTATTAATTAAAATATCTACTTCTTGGCCTTTAAACATCCACAGTGTGCCATCTGCAGGAATAGCAGTTGGTTCTGTGGGCTGTTGAATTATTGTTGGGGCTACCCAACGAGTGAGAATTACGCCGCCTGAAGCATCATTGTCTGAAATAAATTCTACAGCAGTCGTGAACCCCATGCTGGTAAGTGCTGTACCTGTTACATCCTCTAACCAAATAAGACCAGCAAAGGTATGTGTTAATGCTAAATTACCGTTAGAAGTTACACTAGCAGTAATTAAAGTATTACTACCTTGAACAATGTTTAGTGCAGAAATTGCAGCAGCAACGCCTGCTACAGTATTATTGGGCGAAGCTGGTACTGTAACGAGATAAGGTCCCAATCGTAAAGCAGACCCAATTGGAGAAACATAAATTTCAAATTCATGCCCAGTAGTTAATACAGGATTAGCTACCGAACCAGCAACAGTAAATAGACCCGAGCCGCTGTGCTCAAGTACTTGATATGTTACCGTACCGTTTCTATAGACGTCAACATATGTAAATAAAGTGCCATCGGCAATGCCCAACCCGCCCCTAGTGGGATCTAAAGCATATTGTGCGCTGCCTCTACCGACTTCCACTATACTTGGTATTAAATCCCAATTATCAGTAACGGCATTTCGACGATAAGTTCCCAAGTTGGCACCAAAGTTAAAATTAGAGGTTTTTATCCAAATGCTTCCAGTTGGGCGCGGTTCAGGATTAGCTGCTTTCCAAGCAGGTACAACAGTATGCTTACTAAATTGTGCAACTGATCCATAATATACACCAGCGGTAATACCCAAGGTAGTTAGTGCAGTACCTGAAACATTAATTAGTTCTACAGCACCGTCCACCGTGGACCCGTCACTTTCTGCTGTTGGTCTAACAAACAAGCACAGCTTGCCATTGACCTTGGCAGCTTTAACACCCGTAATATTTGCAGAGTTAATTTGTGTTACCAATGCTGTATCAGTACCGGCACCAAGAGTGAGAGTTGTCTGATTAATTTTAAATGAATGTCCAGCAGTTAATGTAGTAACATTAGAATTGGTCGCAGTTACCGATGGAGCACAAGTATCGTGCCAATCATTGGAACCCACCAGTACCCATATATTATTAAAGTTTTTTTCATATAGCGGATTTTCTGACAATGTTCCCACTATTGCAAAATCACCAATGTTTCCATAACTGCCCAGTGGAACATCTGAATTGTTTAGTAATGCAGAGTCTGAAATAAAGCTGGGTTGTCTTCTTACAAAAGTTTCACTTGTTTCGTTCCATGAAAACACGCCCCAAGAAGTACTAGCAGAATTTAACCATAATGTACCACCTGGTGCACTAGCTGTTGGGCGCACTGTAGTCGACTCCAATTGAGCCAAGTCCACATCTGCACGCATAATATATGCACTACTGATAATGTCTAATGTGTTATGTGCAGAATGTAAGCCATATTCAGCTAGTTCACTGCCGTAAATTCTGTTGCCACTAGCATCTGTGGGAAAAGTAGGTAAACCATAATAGTTTACTAGTTCTCGTTGGCTACTAATATTGAAAAGTTTTCCTGCATTAGCTTGCGTAGTATAAGATGCTAGACTTCCTGCTGCATTTGTTTTATCTTGTGCGGTTGCCAATAATATAAAAGGCACTGTTCCTGTGCTAGTTGGAGCGTAATTGCTCTCATCTATTACTGTAATCTGTACACCTGGTGAAACTAAGTTGTTTGCCATGATTATCATATCCTCTAGTAGGTTAGTAATATTTAGCGGATATGATGTAAACTAGTGCTTTATCACGAGTTTTATTGGGATATAATGACACTAACTTTATTTTTTAAATCAGCAAGGGTGCCCATATTCTGTATGCAATGATTCCTTGTTGTTAAACTCCAATCCCATTCACTGGCATGAACTTTAGGATAATAAATTTCCATATACCGTTTAAGATCTTGGTAATTATTAAATTTCATATTGCACCAATCAGGCACAGGGTTGCGCTGTACTTCCCATATCTGTCCATTTTGTAATAAAATAACATCAACTTCGTTACGAAATCTAACATCGCTAATAACATAATTTTTACTGGGATCATTTAACTTTTTCATAAGACTGTGTACCCAGATATTCTTATGAAAATGCTCACGCATAACATCAGTACCTATGTGTTGCAATACCCAACGTGGAGTAACTTCGTGTTGCATAACGTTTGACCAGTATTCATCTGGTAATTCACGCCATTTACGACTTTCTTCACTGTCACCTTGCAGGAGTTGTCTAGGCCAACCAAATATAGCCGCCACAGCGTCTTTAAGAGTATCAGCGAATGATACTTTAATAAAGCCATAATCTTCCACAAGGATGTTGGCAATGGTGCTCTTGCCGCTGTTGATGAGTCCGATAATTCCTACGATCATGTAGATAATATAACAGAAAAAGATCAGTTAGCCAATAACAAACCATGCTGGCGTCTCGCCAGACATAAAGTTTGTAATCTCGAGCTCTAATCTGTCAAGCATTGCTTGGCTATCAGTTAATAACTGTGTA